GCCACAGGGATGCAGAGTGTGTACGAGGTGCTGTGGAAAAGAGCCAGCCTATCAGGCCGGACGTACACGCAAGTGGTGACGAGGAAGCACCAGTTCGAGTGCATAACCGGACGCAAGCACAGCGAGTTCATTGCGTGGGCTAAAGGTAAATGGCCCACGCAATTCAAGGAGGTGCAGAGCATGCTCAGGTTCCCGCCGCTAACGGTTCACACCGTGCCAGCAGGGCAGAGAAAGACTAACACCAACAGAGCCGACCATTACTTTGCCCTTAAATCTATGCCAAAGGTGGGCGGCGTAAGAACACCACCATACTGGAGCAAGTCATACGACCCAGTGAAGGACGCCAAGGGTAAGACCGTAGGCTGGAGGTTCAACGGCAAGGGAAAGATCGTAGGTAATCACACGTTCGAGAGGCATCGTTAAGCATAGACACAGCTATCCTTAAACCATTGAAACCAAGTGAACAATTAGAACTGGTTTTGTTAGGGGGATAGATAGAAGATAATTAAATCTAGTTAATACAGAATCTAGTATGATTGATCTAGTAAGATTCAATTATACACATATACAAAAACCCAGTAAAGAGAAAGTTATTCACATGACATTAGAGCATGATGATTGGATGCACGAAGGGCAGGAGTACAGCGCACTGTTGGACTTCACGCCAGCAAAGCCGGACGGGTTCGCGGAGGAGCGCGAGCCAGTAATAGAAGTCAGAGAGCTATACAGGTGGGCAGGACTGGAGCGTGGGAGACTACTGCGTCAGCCTGTCTGGAGAGTGATAGACCTAGAAGACAAGGCCAACAGCGAGGTGATACAGGCCGCTGTTGATACGTTCAGAGAGCGTTGGCCTTACTGCTGTGAGTGGGGAGAAGAGGAAGGGTGTAGCGAGGACAAGATGGAGAAGCTGCGCCAGATGGCAATGCACGATGCAGAAATGGAGGAAGAAGAATGAGGAACCTAGAGATAATCAAGGAGGTGTTAAGGGTAGTTGATGACGAGCTTAACACTCACCCGCTACCAATGCCGGAGCTAGTCAGGGTTAGGGCTGTGATAACAGAGAGCAGACCAGAGCTTGACCCAAATCTGGAAGACCCCAACCAACTAAAACTGGAGGGCATCGAATGAGTACCGGACAGTACCAGAACCCGTACCGGAATGGGTACAGGGAGAAGCGCGGTTGCTTACAGGTGCTGCGCGAGAAGATCGGAGCCTTTGAGATATGGGAAACCATACCCCCAGTACTGCCAGACGGCAGTGTAATGCTCAAGCTAGGCGAGGAGATTAAGCTCGACGAAGGGACGTATGAGGTGGTAGATGTTACAGAGTGTGGTGCGCTCTGCGAGAGTCGCATACGCAAGACCGTTGAGTACAAGACTGACGGTGGAAGAGAGGTTAAGTTCACAGCTACAAAGAAAGGAACAATCCGTGTCTCACCTTATAAACCCAGAAGATCAGTCAGACGAAGAAAGACTAGCAGAGGAGTTCTGCGAGGACTTGAAAAATCTGAGTGAAGTATCGGAGGTACGGGGATGCAGCCAAAGAAGAATGGGACAAGCGATGATTGGCTGCGGTCTTCAAGTCTTAAAAGAAGGGTGCAACGAGGACACGCGCAAGGCGTTAACGATAGCAAAGACTATGTTGACAGCGTGGAAGTCGTTCGCAGAAGCAGAAGAAGAGGAGTAGCAACGCACGAACAAACTGTTTCTTTGGACTGCGCCAAGTACTCCAAGCGGAGTCGGTCTACCTTTCTCCCGACTCCGCTTTTTAATTTCCAAAATATACACTGTAGACATTTGAGTACTGTACAGTACCAGATTTATTACCTTGACTTGAACCAGATAATGTGTCAGTATAGGAGCCTATTATGAGTGAGGACACTAACACAGTACAATTACCCAAGAAGCAGAAAGGTGACGAGCGGAGAAGTCTGCACGTCAGGATAACCGAGTGGCATCACAGCAAGCTGAATATGCTTGCGAGAGAAACGCACTGGAATAAGAACGAGATCGTCGAGAAACTTATTGAGCAGAGCGCAGTGGGGGAACACTCGGAATGAATTACGGAGCGTGGCACTGCCCTCTTGAGGCTTCTCTCATTGGCCTCACCTCCTTTGTGGTGTCACGCTCCAATTAAAATCTCAATGAATAGCAGAGAGAAAGGTAAACGTGGAGAGAGGATGTGGCGAGATCAGCTAAAGGCTGCTGGCTACACAAACTCTAGGCGAGGGCAGCAATTCAGCGGCGATGAGTCCGCACCAGATGTAATCTGTGAAGACCTGCCACATCTCCACTTTGAAGTTAAATATACGCAGAGGCCCAACATAGAAGCGGCACTGATCCAAGCGCACTCCGACTGCGGCAGCAAGCTGCCAGTGGTGGCGAGCTACAGGACAGGCGGGAAGCTCAAGGAGTGGGTCGTGTCTATGCCAGCCGAAGCGTTCTTTAAAATAATACAGAACAATGCCAACGAACAATAAAACCGAAAACCTGTACGAAGTGCTTGCACGAGTTCAGGAGAAACTAGAGAGGGCAGAAAAGTCCTCCAAGAATCCACACTACAAAAGCAAGTACGCTGGACTTGATGAGTTCATCGAGGTTGCCAGACCTGTGCTTAACAAGGAAGGCTGCTTCCTTGCTCACACCCTTGACTTTGTGCCAGAGCGCACAGAGTTAAAGGAGGACGGCACGAAGGTTCACTACCCAAGGCAGGACTTTTGCACTTGCCGCATCATAAGGGGCGAGCAAGAGATCAAGACTCAGATGCCGCTACTGATGGGCGGACGCGATGACGCGCAAGCCTTCGGCAGTGCGCTGACCTATGCCAGACGCTACACCCTGCAAGCACTCCTGTGCATTGCGACTGACGAACCGGATGACGATGGCGTTATGGCAGTCGGAGAGAAGAAGGTGGCAGCAATGGCTTCGGGAAGAAGCAACGGTAAGACCCCTACCTCACGCCGTGCTGCGGTTGAGGCAAGTGCAGACGGGTTCTTAAAACCATAACATTATGGCTGCTCACGGTATGGTGCTACGAGAGATTCGTGGACGAGGTTTCCGTAGGGGACTTCATATATCTCCTGCTCCTGCGGTGTTGCCTGTTAGAAACAAACGTGAGCAGCCTACTTTAATATGACCGATATAAACCACAGCGAGAGGGCGCATCACCCAGACTTCCCTCCGTCTTCGCTCCCAGCATTTGCGAAGTGTCCCTGCTACAAGTCCTCTGACACAGTGGGGCAAGCAGCAATCAGGGGGACACAGCTTCACGAGAAGCTTGAGGAAATACTGTGCAGTACTGAATTGGTTAAGGAGATAAAGAAAGCAAATACCCAAAGAAAGGAAACAAGTGGGAGAAAACATATCCAACACGAGAAGCCCTGATAAGATTAGGGATGACGCTATCCAGTGGTTCAACACCATAGCACCACTGAAGTACAATGAAGGACAGGCAAAGTCTGAGGTGACTGACAACCTAGACAAACACCCAGACCTAATCGGAGCATTAGGTGAAGAGATCGTAGACGCAGTGTTCTATCTGGGAAGCCTGTCGCATCAGCTTCAGAAGAAGGACAGCAGGATAGCCGAGCTTGAGAAACAGGTGGAGTTCTACAAGGAGCTATCCCAGCGATGAGCCTAGCCATCAATACGCCGCGAGGTCAGGAAGCTTTGAAGCATGAGCGGGATTGCATCTCTCTCTACCGAAGCCTTTACCCTGACTACTCCTTTATCGAGACTAACAAGGATAAGCCAGCGGCTATTGATGGTGTTCTATACATGAAGAAGAGCGACTGCCTTCAGGCTGTTGTTGAAATAAAGTGCAGGAACATGACGCACGAACAGTTGTTCTCTGACTACGGGGGCGAGTGGTTGGTTGCGAAGGCTAAGATAGAGAAGGGCAGAATGATAAGCCATCTGTTATGTGTCCCGTTTGTTGGGATGCTGTACCTGATACCCGACAAGACTATCCTGACTATCAGGATAACAGACAGTACCGGACAGTACTGCATAGACTTTGACGTAAGAGAAACGACAACAAAAGCTACCATCAACGGTGGGAGCATCAAGCAACCCAACGCATTTATACCGATGGACAAGGCGAAGGAGCATAAATGAACTTGAGGGATTTAGAAGTTATCACGGCTATAATCATAGCACTTGCCGCACTAGGTCTAGTCATAAGGATTGCAACAGCATGAAAGAGCGCGAACAAATTAAACAGTGGGAAGCCATAGCCAAGGAGGTGTTGGTGGATAAGGGGGCAAGCTGTAGCCACATAGAGTCTGTGCTGGTGGGCATAACCAGAAGCAAAGACAACTGGCTAAAGGAGCAGCTTGAGAAGAAAAAAGAGAAAGCTTGGAAGGCAGCTAATGTCAAAGGTTAAAGATTACCCAAAGGAGATAGTCTGGGCTGCGTCCTACATTCTTTCTGTCGCTGGCAGGAAGAAGCTAATCAGCGAGCAGCGCGTGTCCATTATGCGGGACGGGGAGGAGATAAGCTTTGGCAGTATGGACGCTTACTGCAAGGGGCATCTGTTCGACCTGAAGAC